GGAGGGCTTATCAATATCTGCAAGAGTTTTTGGGCATGGATCAGAATTAAGTCTCATTTTAAAAGCCATCGCCATTGCCATAGCCATCGCCATTGCCATAGCCATAGCCATCGCCATAGCCATAGCCATCGCCGCCATTGCCATAGCCATCGCCATTGCCATAGCCATCGCCATCGCCATTGCCATAGCTATTGCCATTGCCATCGCCATTGCCATCGCCGCCATTGCCATCGCCATAGCCATAAGAATTTTTGTTATTGTCAAAATTTATAGTTCTTTTGCCCATAGTTCCTCGTTAACAGCAATTGTTGCAACAACTGTTAAATAATCAAATTCGACAACTCCGCCACACTTATCTAATTTTGTGTCTTTTTTCTTTCCTTCCATTGCCAATTCCCCAAGTCCTTTTATTGTCCCCCAAATTCTTATCACTGAAGCATTGTGAAGTTTACATTCGCTGCCGTTTCTTTCAAATTTTCCTATCATTACCCATCCACGCTGAAGAATAACAATTTTATATTCTCCGTTAATTTCATTGTTAATTGGTGATGAGTAATAAGTCTTTCCGTTTAGTACAATCTGTTCCATATTTTTCCTTTTTAAAACTCTACGTTTTTAAGCGAATAAGACCTAAAGCGTTCGCATATAACTGTCGTTTTCTTAATTTCACCGTCTAGCCAAGTGTGTGCTTTACCCTCAATAAATATGGTGTCACCTTCTAAAAAGTCAGACTGAATAATCTCGGCTAGCTTTCCATAGCCTACGCAATCGACATACTCTTTACCTTCTTTGTCCCAAGTCTTGACCGTAAACTTTAAAATTAAGTTACCTGATTTGGCTTGAATAGGTTGTTTGTTTTTAATTGATCCCATTAAGAATACTTTATTGAAACTCATCTGCTAGATTTCCTTTCCATGTTTGCTTTTTCTATCAATGCGCTTGCTTCTGATTTGGTAATGTCATTAGAGAAATAAATGCCCATCTTAGTCAATGCACCTTTCTGTGCATCGCTCGCCTTGTCCATAGGGTTTTTAATTTGTACTGGTTTTGGATCTTGGTTAGGCTCAACTATAAATGTTGGCTTAGGTGTCGGATTTTTGACAGGTAATGGTTTTGATTGGATAACATTATTTTCCCAGTCCCTAGATTCTTCATCATCTAAAGACTCAAGCATGAAGGTTTTTAAGTAGCAATACTTAATTGCCATAGAATATGCTTTACCAGTTGCTTTATCTCCAGAATCAATAGCATAGGCAAAACACTGGGTTTGATATTGTTCTGTAATATTGTCTGAATTTATAAAGGTTACGGATGCCCAGACTTTAACTAGGTAATTCTTAGTAATTGTTTGTTGCCCTTGATATGATTTTACTTGATCAAATACTTCTAATTCGCAAGTTTCCATTCTTGGCATTGCAACAATTCCTGCGTTAGCAATAGGGTCATGCAAAAGAGAAGTAACATCATCATGTGACACGGCCGTATAAGATGCCCTGTCATTAATTTTTACCGTAGACCCTTTATTAACAGATCGAACCTGTTTCTGAATTTCGTTTATTTTTTGAAATAAATTTTTCATTTAAAAAACTCCTTATTTGTAAGTCAAACTGATCTAGCTTGGTTTGTTTATACTTTTTTGCACAGGGACATAAATCCCAATGCTTTAGTTGATCTTCTTGATAATGATATTCTGATTCATGCCCACAAGTAGGACAGGTGATTAATTCGCTATTCATAGAGCTCTAGGAAGTTTTGACGGTAATAACCAAGCTGAATCTTGTTTTGGTCAATTCCAGTGTAATAAATACCTGAGTCATCGATAAGAATTTCAGTAATGGTGAAGATTATGGATGGGTCTAAAAGGTATTGTACTGTGTTGAAAATTGCGAATCGTGTGTCCATTTATAATCCTATCATTTTAATAGACCTAGCTTATACCCTAACTAACCTAAATTGTAAATATTTAATTTACTTTTTGAGATTATTAATTAATAAATAAGCTACCGCCCTATGTGATTCTCATTTCAGCATTGATTGGACAGGAAGAGGCGGTTATATACTGCCATGAAACCTTGTAAATGAGCTTATCGACTGACCGACGGAAATCATTGACCGAGCATTAAGTCTCATGAAGAGAAGAAGGGCATACACCCGATAGCTTGCGATATAACCAGTAAGTGTTAGGAGACGAGGCAAGAGAAGATTGTTCTTAGTTTAAAGACTGTGAAGGAATCATCTCCCTTGGCATTCTTATCTCCTTTCCTCTGGAAATCATGGTTTTGCTTATTAATGGTTTAAGAAGAATGTTAAATAATAGGAGTTAAAATGATACTTACTTGTGAACTATGCCAATCTCAATTCTTAACAGAGTCAGATCCGCACGTAATCATCCCAGGACCAGAGACTAAGATTTATTGTTACTGCCAAGTGAAAAGTGATGATGACCAGAAATGGATTGATCAGCTTAGGCACGAACATAAACTTTATCAGAAGCATTTAAGTGCATTAAAAGCAGAGAATGAAAGATTAGAATCTGAAAATGCAAATCTTAAAGAACAAGATCAGATTATATCGCAAGAAATAAAAACTTATATCCTAATAGCTGATAAACTTCAGGCTGAAAATACCGAGTTAAAGCAAAAACTTTCATCTGTTTGGAAAGAAGCGGAAAGGTTTTACTTAGAAGATTAAAGGATTAAGAAACTAATGAACAATATAGACAAAGAAGCGTTTGATAAGTATGTGATAGAAAATCAATCTATTTATTTTGGAGTGCCTAGTTGGGAAATAGATACTGACAGAACAATATGGTTAGCTGCTTGTGAATATAAGCAAAAAGAGCTTGATGTGTTAAGACTTCAGTATGACAAGTTAACCGATTGGGCATCAGAATACGTCGCTGAAAATGCCAGACTTAATCAAGAGATTGAGAAGTTTAAAGGCTATTTAGAGGCGTGGGGTAAAGATGAGTAAAGCAACACTAGAGTTTAACCTACCAGAAGAGCGTGATGACCACGTTAATGCTTTGTATGGGTCTGTTTACAAGATGAAGATTGATACTATTTACAGTGAGGTTTTTAGACCTGTATTCAAGTATGATCAACCAATCAATGGGAAGGTTTTATCTGGTGCAGAGAGAGAGTTATTAGAACAGGTCTGGGGATTGATCTATGAGCATTTTGACGGCATTTTGGATTAAAGATGATTAAATACAATTAAAGATGATTAAACACCTAAGTTATTGTAATGATTGAATTGTACGATTTTTAAGTAATTACTCATAAAATATGGTACAATGAGTCATAATAAACAATAGGAGTTAAAATGAAAACGTTTACAACACTAAAAGCAGCTAAAGCTACAAACCTTTGGGTGCTTAAAATATCTAATAAAGAATATTTAACATTTCCATCATTTACTGAGTTAAACGCATACAGAAAAACCCATAATATACCATTTTTTAACTAGTAAGTAATAAGAGACGGTACAAGTCTTTTTTTTAATTAAGGCAACACATAGACCTTGTAAGACAATGGGGGTTAAAATGATTTCTTTTACTATAAAATCAACTGTCACTGCTTCACAAATACAAGGTCTTTACATTCTTTACTTGAACGAAAACGATCAAGCTAGAGGAACAAAAAAACAATTTATATCCTATATGAAATCTCGGGTTGAATTGTTTGGAACAACCGACGACTTTCTATTTGGAAATCTGTTAGACAACCAAGATTTACAAATATCGGAAGTTGAGCAATTAATGAAATGGGGTTTGATCTAGCTTGGTCATATTAAACAATAGGAGTTAAAATGATTATTTCAAAAAATGGCAAAGCATTAAAGTTATCTGAAAGCAATCTTTCTTTAGAGGCATTAAAAGAATATTTTACGGTTGGCGAGATTGTCCCTGGGTATGCAAGTAATCAAAAGGTACTTAATTTTAAGTCAGAAAGTCATGGTTGGTCTGTTGAAACTATTTTAGTTGATTCTCAAGGAATTGAACTTCCAGATGCTAAACCAAAACTTCATTTTACTTGTCCTGAGTTAAAAGTATTTGCAAGAGTAATGATAGGTAGAGGTTGGCGTTAAACATATAAATAATTATTAAATAACTCTTTGCAATGCTTATATGTTTTGAAACAATCATGTAAACATTTCACAGAGAGTTAGAAATGGAAATTAAGGCTACTAGCATCGTCATGGTGCCGATCAACAAAATAATCCCAAACGATAAAAATAATAACATTCATACTGAAGAACAAAAAAGATACGCTAGAAAGATCTTTGACTATCAAGGTTTTAGAGCTCCACTTTTAATATCTAATCGCACTGGTAAACTTGTAGCAGGTCATTTGAGGCTTGAGATTGCCAAGGAAAAGGGTGTTAAAGAGCTTCCTTGTATGTTCCAGGACTTTGATAGTGAGGAGCAAGAGTATGCGCATTTAACTGCCGATAATGCTTTAGCTGCTCAGTCTAGTTTAGACTTTGGGCAAATTAATACTGACATATTAGAGCTAGGGCCGTTTGATATTGAGTTATTAGGTATTAAGGATTTTGTAATTGAGCCTATAGAGAAGCTAGAACCACAATGTGACGAGGATGAAGTTCCAGAAGTGGTGCATCCGATTACAAGGAAAGGTGATTTGTGGTTACTAGGGAAGCATAGATTATTGTGTGGTGACTCAGCCATGATTGACGATGTTGAGAAGTTAATGAATGGTCAAAAGGTTGAGTTATTATTGACCGATCCTCCGTATTTGCAAAATATAGGTATTGCAACAAACGCAGAAGATAGATTGAAAAAACGCACAAAAAAGATGCTTAGTTCTAATCTTAATGACTTTAATCCTGAATATTTTTTGTCTGTTGTATCTGTCTTAGACATTGATTCTGTTTATATTTTTCATTCTAAAGATTTGATAAGTAGATATATTCAATTTATGGAAACTTTTGACAGGAAATGGGAACTTTTAGCGATGACTAAAACTAATCTTATGCCTTTTAGAAAGGGTCATTTTTTAAATGATATTGAGTGGATTATTTTTAGTAAAAAAACTGGTTCATATTTTAATGAATCGTTAGATAATTCATTTTATTCTAAATTTAGACCTGCAAAACAAGTAAACAGTAAGGATTATTATCATCCAACAAGAAAAGACGTTAGTTATTTAGTTCCTTTTATTGAAATTTCTTCGAAAAGTACTGTTTTAGATTTATTTCTAGGCTCAGGTTCAACTCTAATTGCTTGCGAAAAAACTGCTCGCAAATGCTACGGCATGGAGCTAGACGAAAAATACTGCGACGTAATTATTAAACGGTGGGAACAATACACTGGAAAGAAAGCCACACTGGAATTAACTGGTCAAACATACGAAGAGTTAAAGCTAGAGCGAGATAATCAATCATTAAAGTCATGAAAAAAACAAAAGAGATTTTATAAATGGCAAAACCTGAAACCAAATTTGATTATAAAATTGTAGACACTGCACTTTATTTTGGTGCAACTATAAAGCAATTACAATTTTTACTAGAAAAAAATGGTTTAAAAGTACATGAGAGAACAATTCAAAGAGCTATTACTAGAGATACCGGTAGAACATTTGAAGAATACCGTTCATTTCATGAAGGTGGATTACAATTAAAGTTAATTCAAAAAGCTGTAGAAATGGCACTTGCTGGAAATGTAGCAATTTTAATTTTCCTTTTAAAAAATAAGTGTGGTTACTCAGATAAAGTTGAAACTAAAATGGTCGAGGTTTCAAAAGAAGACACAAAGATTCTTATTAAGGAAGCCCAAGAACTAGTTGAGAAAATGCAGTGAACATTATTTTAAGAGAGCTCCTACCAGACGATAAGAACTTCATCTTAACTACAATGATAAAGTCATCCTACGAGGACACAACAGGGAAGAAAGAACGCTTCTCAATTTATCATGATGGTTTATCTAATTGCCTTATTAATAAATTTCAATCAGGCGAGATCAACATCCTAGTTGCCTGTACCGATGATGATCCTACATTTATTGTTGGGTATGCTATCTATGATTTGAACTACACTCTTCATTATGTGCTAGTAAAGATGGCATTTAGACGTATGGGCATCGCTAACATGATCCTAGATAAGATCTTTAAAACTAAAAAGAACATCACAGTCAGCTTTTACACGAAAGATCTAAGGTTTTTACTTAATAAATATAATCTTGAATACGATAGGTTTAAATTTTACAAATAGGAGTCATCATGGAAGTTATAGCAGTTTGTTTTGCTCAGGCAGTGCGCTTACCTAATCACAAAAATGAAACATTTGTTTCCGTAGACGCTCATACGTCGATTGATTGGGACTCTAAATTAAGTGCTGTTGTAATTAAGATGAAGGACATTCAAAAAGAAGTATTAGTATTTTCAACTAATATTGCTTACCTAGTTAAAGCTGAATCAAAGAAATAATTAATTGGAGAGTTGGTCGAGTGGTTTAAGGCAAAAGTTTTGAAAACTTTCGTAGATGAAAGTCTACCTGGGGTTCGAATCCCTAACTCTCCGCCATAATATTATGAACAATCAAGACAAAGAATTTAGCGAACTAGTAGGAGAAGCACTTGGCAGAGCTTCAGTAGCATGGTCTGAGCTGCCAACTGGTATATTCGATTCTAATACCTGCTGTGCTCTACATAGAGAAATAATGAACGCTCATGATAGTTTAATTAAAAAAATAAAAGATAAAGAAGAATTAGAGAAAGAACGAGAGAGAAGCGAGATTTTGTTTGAGGCAGTTAAAAAATGTAATGATGACCATTGGTTTATGATTAATTTAATTGAAAGATATTCAAGCGATAAGGAGCAAGCATTAAAAGATTGCTTGGAAAGAATGAAGTTCAGAAAAACGTATTATGAAAAGACGCTCGAAAAGTATGGAGGTGAAGTATGATTGAGAAAGACAAAGAAGCGTTTGAGAAGTGGTTGGAGGTAGCTTATTCACCAACAAGTTCGCAGGCTGCATGGCAAGCCGCTTGCGAGTATAAACAAAAAGAAATTGATATTTTAAAGAATCATGACATTTCTGGTTACAAAGAGGGAATTGATTGTCTTCAAGCTGAAAACAAAAAGCTACGTGATGCTTTAGAAAACATTAAAAATAAATGAATGATGCCGCCCGACTTAAATTAATCATTGAAGAGCTGAAGCGAAGAGGCATCGGGCAACAGGTTAATTTTTTAGATCAATCATTCACAAAACAATTTAAAGCATCTCAGGACAAGTCAATCCTTAAAGGCATCCAATGTACCAGGCGAGCAGGTAAATCAACAGGAGAAGCAAAAGAAACGCTTCAGACTGCACTAGATGAAGCAGAGACAAAACACTTATATGGTGCTCTTACATTAGGATCTGCAAAGAATATTATTTGGGACATAATGCTCCATGAGTTAGAAGAAAAGAAGATTCAGTTTAGATCAAACGAGCAGCAAGGCATCATCCGCCTTAATAACAAGTCAGAGATTAGATTATTTGGGTTAGATTCATCATATAAAGAGATGCGAAAGATTCTAGGAGGGAAATATAAAACAGTTAAAATTGATGAAGCTGGATCTATATCTCAAGATTTAAAAAAGATTTGCTATCAGATGATTATGCCGGCACTTGCCGATGTTTCAGGTAGGCTAACCTTGTTAGGCACTGCTGAGAATATTCCTAAAACATTCTTTGAGCAGGTCACAAGTGGTAAAGAGCCAGGATGGTCTATCCACAAATGGTCTGCATTTGATAACCCATACATAAAAGATAAATGGCAAGAGCACGTTGATTGGATAAAGAATTACAATCCTACTTTTATGCTAACCTCTGAGTATAAAACACATTATCTTAACGAGTGGTGTGCAGATGATAAGTTATTAATCATCAAAATTAATCAAGACACGGTTATAGAAGCCATTGATCTAGTTAACCCTACCTATATTTTAGGTGTCGATATTGGATACAATGATGCTACTGCGTTTACCTTAGTTGCATTTCATCACAAGTCACCAAACTTATTTGTGGTTGAGGCAGTCAAAGAGAAAGAACTAGATATTACTGACACGGCAAATAGAGTTAAAACTTATTTAAGAAACTATCCAATAGGGAAAGTCATTATTGACGGTGCAAATAAGCAAGGTGTCGAAGAAATAAAGAACAGGCATTTCATCCCACTGCATGCTGCTGAAAAGACCGACAAGGCATCATTTCTGAAAATCCTTGCCGATGATATTACCAGAGGCAGAGTCCAATACTTTAAAGGTAAATGTGATTCACTTATTGAAGAGCAAGAACAATTACAGTGGAAAGATGATACTAGGCAAGTTGAAGATCCACGCATTCCTAATGATCAAAATGATTCTTTTCTTTACGCATGGAGAGAAGCACGCAACTATTTATGGAAAGAAGAAACAAAAATGCCTAGCATTGATTCAAACGAATACATGGATAAATATGCAAAACAACTTTCAGATATGAGGAGAAAACAAAATGAGTATCAATATTGAAGAAATGGATAGGCTCTTGCACGTATTAAGAGCTTACTCAGTGGAGTCATTTAAAAGCGGTGATATTGAGGTCAAAATAAGTCCGGTAAAATACATAGCTGAAGCAAACGTATTGCCTAGTATAGGTTCTTCTGAAAAGATTACTGAAGATGATTTATACTATTCTGCTTCTAACCTTAAACTGAGAGCTAATTAATGGAACTACAAAAAAATTGGTGGGACTTAGAAAAAGATCCACATAAAAGAGTATTTGAAACTGCAGGAAACATAAGAAGAAACCAAACTGCACAGGAGGATTTAGATGAGAGGCATTTTAGACTCTATTCTGGTCTACCTCTTTATTCTGCTTTTACTTTCAATCTTACGTTTGACACTCTGGATGCTAAATTCACAATGAACATTGTTCAAGCTGCAACTAATACGCTTGTATCTAAGATTGCAAAGAATAAAGTTAGGCCATCATTTTTAACCGATGACGGTGACTGGGGAATGCAACAACAGGCAAAGAAACTGTCTAAGTATGTATACGGACAATTTTATAAATCTAAAGTTTACGAAGAATCAAAGAAAGCATTAAGAGATGCCCTTATATTTGGTGATGGGTTTATCAAGCACTGGCATGATGCCCAGGGAAATATTCATCTAAAGAAAGTATTTAAACCATGTCTTGTAGTTAACCAGGCAGAGGTTATGTACGGAATGGAGCCT